AAGTGAGATATATTACCCAATCCAGCGTAACATCATTATAGTATTTGAAAGCTATTGTATCGGCGCGCTCTCCATCTTTGACAGAGTAGTCATAATATACCGCCTCTTGCCGCTGAAAAGATTCAACAATTTTAAAGCGAGCCATAACATTAGTAAGAAGAGAAGTTTTGCCGTTCTTCTTTATATCATAGTCTATCAACTCAAAAGGCCTGAAGTAGTATGCCATTCTATCTACCTTTCCTTATCTCGTCTTTAGTGACAATAGTATCTTCCGTGAAGGTGAGGTTGATTGACACACTATAGGGAGCGTTAGTGTCTTCAAAGAAATGGGCATTGCCTTCTCCCGTATAGTTTACAGTGAAGTCGGTCAACACCGAATCTCCTATCTTATACAAATAGTCTCCAGCTCGAAGTATGATTTGAAACTGTGATGGATAGTTGAATACGTGATTTGCGGCCTTGTAATCGGGAGCCATGTGATACTTGAAGTTGTATATCAAGTCTTTTATTGCATCGCTCTCTTGTTTATTCTTTGCAATCAACTTATACGAATATGTGTGTTTTCTAAAATCAACACCAGTGAATACATTTGCTATGTGAGGGTTAACTGCAAGACCTAGTCCTCGGAGAGCTCCTTCCCCTAACGATCCCAAAGCTCCCCCGACCACGCCTGCTGCCGTTCCTCCTAAAAGCGCGCTGGCTAAAGCTGTTGCGCCAGCAGATGCCCCAGCAGCTTGTAAGCCAAATCCCGACAGCGCACCTTTAACACTATCAGCTGACAGAGAATCAGTATTCTGTATGGCATTGGTCAAGTCTGTTATAAAATTACCCCCTCCACTTGTGAAGTTACCGGCCACATCCCTGGCAATATCTCCTCCTATCCCTAACGGACTATTACTATATTGGGCATTATATGCCGTGGCCAAATTTGCTGGGATAGGTAAGGCGAAAGAATGTGCAGGTTGAGAAATATCAATACCTATGTCTTCGAGCTTTTTGGCAAAATTACCGACTGCTCTAGCTCCAGCTTTCAATCTATCAAAAATACCAACTTTCTCATCGCTCATGACAGTTCCAAATTCTGTCTCCTCGCTTGCATAATTTACTTTAACATCAGCCAATTGAGATACTTTATATCTTTTAGTAGCTCTAAATATAATAAAGTAGGGTGACTCAGATAAGTCGCTTGGAAAGTATGTTGTATCATACTTTGCTCCAACCTCTAAAGAAGCAAGAGGCCCATCGGCACCCTTTCCAATATTAATAGTAGGCATTTTTTATCCTGTGAAAACGTATAAAGGCAAGTACAAACCTATGAATCCTAGTAAGTATTTAGGCGATCCAACGAACGTTGTTTACAGAAGTTCGTGGGAACGCCAGTGTATGCTATACTTTGATAAGAATGACAATATTGTCAAATGGGGGTCTGAGGAGATAGTTATTCCATATCGATCCCCTCTTGATAGACGAGTTCATCGTTACTTTGTAGATTTTGTTATTAAGGTTAGGACTGCAGATGGAAAGCTTGAGACACACCTCATTGAAGTTAAGCCTTTCAAGCAAACAAAGCCTCCCCAAACACCAGCTAGGAAAACAAGACGCTACCTAAACGAAGTTACCACATATGTCGTAAATGAGGCCAAGTGGAAAGCTGCTGAAGAGTACTGTAAAGACAGGCTCTGGAAGTTCCAGATAATAACAGAAAACGAGCTTGGAAGATGAGATAAATAATTGAATGGCATCATACGTATTCGACAGCATATTGACCAAAGGAATGCAAGCGGGGCAGGTACCAGCTCGTACGCGCGAGGCGCGTGAGTGGTATAGAAATACTGCTCAGAATAGAGACGTAACTCCTACCAAGCTAATGAGAGAGAACAAATCTAAGGCTACGAGAGGTGCAGAGCCAGGTAGTATGATGCTCTTCAATTATGATCCCAAATTCAAAAAAGACTTGCCTTACTATGACACATTCCCACTAATCTTCGTAGTTGGACCTGCTGAAGGTGGCTTCTATGGATTAAACATGCACTACCTGCCTTATAGGCAAAGAGCAATGTTGATGGATGCTTTGTACGATCTGGCTTCCAATAGCCGATACGACGATAGCACTAAACTCAAGCTGAGCTACAGCTTGCTAAGCAAGGCTTCTAACTACAAATATTTCAAGCCATGCTTCAAGCACTATCTGAACCGACACGTAAAGTCGAGGAAGTTTTTAATTGACTCAGTAGAATGGGATATTGCCCTATTTCTACCATTGCAAAGATTCCAAAAAGCTAGTGCATCTCAGGTGTATAGCGATAGTCTCAAAAAGGTAAGCTAATGACGTTCAATATTTCAGATTTCAAAGCCAACATAACAGGTGCTGGTTCACGAGGGGTATCTAAAGAAGCCCATTATGAAATTGTAATGTCGTTGCCTAGAAAAATTTATTTGTCAGATCGAAGTAAGCGTGCTTACAGAGACATGAGGTTCAGGATTCAGACTGCAGAGATCCCTGGTCGTACTATAACTGCATCGAGTCAGAAGACGTTAGGGTACGGATTGCCATCAAAGATTGGTTATGATGTTACATACGGAGACGTTCAAATTTCTATGTTGTGTGGAGCAGATCTAGGAGAAAAGTCCTTTTTTACTGCATGGCAAAGTTCGGTAATTGGTAACCACACACGAAATGACGATACAATAACACATCAAAGCATTGGATATTATAGTGATTATGTCGCACCGGTAGGAATTATAAAATACGACGATACCGGAAACGCAGTATACTCGATTGGTCTTGCCGAAGCGTTTCCAATAGTAGTAAACTCAATGCCCTTGAGCTGGTCAAGCGACAATATGCATGTTCTCAATGTAACATTTGCATATAAACATTTTGTTGAATCTGATGAACCTTCGGCTGGAAGAGGTGCTCGCAAGAATACGGCTGGCGCCTCACTTACTATTAATGGACTACCTAATATTAACGACGCGTTTGAGGGAATTGGTTTGCCTCGCATAGGCGAAATACTGAACATACCCCAATTTGATACAGATACATATACATTAACTGGTGCTTCAGACCTTTCTGGAGTCTTTACATAATTTTGAGGTTTAATCATGTTACCTAATATACAAAATCCTGAGTTTGAATTGGAGTTACCTTCTACTGGAGAGCTAGTACACTACAGACCGTTTCTTGTCAAGGAAGAAAAAATACTGTTAGTAGCTCTCGAAGGTGGCAATGCTAGTGAGATTACTAATTCGATATATCAAATTATTCGTAATTGCATTCGTCCCGATGTAACGGATGTCATGGATATGACGTATTTTGACATCGAATATATTTTTCTCAACGTTAGATCGAAATCTATTGATAACATTATTAAGCTCAAGCTATCTCATGGCGCAAACACGGAGTGTGAGCATCAGACAGAGTATACCTTAGACCTGAACAACGTTAGAATAGTATATCCTGAAGATCATAGTAAGAAAATTATGATTAACGATGATGTTGGTTTAATGATGAAGTATCCTAGTCTCAAAGATCAGCAACAAATTGAAGAAGATGTTTCTAGTACAGATGTAGAAAAGGTGTTCAGAGCGATTGCCACATGCATCGATAATGTATTCGATAATGCCGACGTGTATGAGGACAGCAGCGTCGAGGAGAGGGTGGGGTTTCTTGAAAACCTAACAAAACTTCAATTTGATAAAATATTGAAGTTTTATAGAACATTGCCATCGCTGCAGCATACTATTGAATATACGTGCCCAGCATGTGACGAGGAAGAATCTATAACTTTGAGGGGTATGCAGAGTTTTTTCGTCTAGCGCTCAGTCACAATAGTTTGGCTAATATGTATCATACAAATTTTTCCTTGATGCACCACCACAAATATTCGTTGACTGAGCTAGAGAACATGATTCCTTTTGAGAGAGACCTTTATGTTCAAATGCTCGTAAGTTTTCTCAAACAACAAGAAGAACAAAGAAGAAGTTAACAAATGGCTCTACCAGCGCTTATACAGAATACAGATCAAACAAAGATTTCTGAAATCCTGCAGGAGAATAACAGTTACCTGGAGGAAATTCAAACTATCATAGAGGCAGAATATAGTGTCGTCAATGACAATAGTGATATACTGAATAACCAGCTTTTT